CGCGTTAGCCCCTCCACCTTCGCGCTCTCTCCGCTCACTTGAAGCGCCCTTCAAGGCGCGGTAACGGAATACAGGAGCACCGATGCGAACCGGAAAACCCGTCAAGCGAGGACGGGGTGGATCACGCGCCACAATCGACCCGCTGACTACGGGCACGATGGCCTACACCGACTACCTGCGGGCGAGCCTGGAGCAGCTCGAACAGGCCACGCTCGACGCCAGCGAGGCGGGTAGCTGGCAGGCTGTCGGCTCGTTGAAGCTGCGCGCCCTCGAGGTGCGGAAGGCGCTGGACGAGGAGATCGCGAAGGCCTCGTCTCCCGACGACAGCATGTCGGACGAACAGCTTCTCGCGATCATCGTGCAGGCGGTCGCGTCCATGCCGGCGCAGCACCTCGAGCGGATCGAGGACGCCGTCGAGTTGAGGCGAGGAGGCAAGATCGTGCGCCTCGCGGGCGGCGGCGCGTGAGCCTCTCGGCCCTCGCCTCGGCGGCGCATGTGCTCGGGAAGCGCGCGCACTCTGACCCGCTGGCCTACTACCGTCCGACTCCGCCGCAGCTCCGGTTTCTTCAGAGCAGCCGTCAGATCAAGCTCTTCCGCGCTGGCAACCAGGCAGGAAAGACATGGTGCGGAGTCGCCGACTGCATCTGGCGGTGCCTCGGCTCGCATCCGTACACGGTGGTCAAGGCGGCGCCGATCGAGGCGTGGGTCGTCGTCGTGAGCTGGGAGCAGAGCCTTGCCATTCAGAAGAAAATCTGGCAGCTCCTACCTAAACACGAGGTCGTCGAGGAGACGGAATACACCGAGGGCCGCGGTTTTCGGGGCAAGGTGCCCATCGTAAGGTTCAAGTCGGGAAGCGTGATCCGCATCCGCACCGTGAACCAGGGCGCTCTCGCTCTCGCCGGCGCGACGATTGACTATGTGCTGATCGACGAGCCGCCCCCGGAGGCCATCTGGTCCGAGCTCGCAGCCCGCGTGCTCCGGCAGAGAGGACGCATCGCGATCACGCTGACGCCGATCGGCCTCCCTCTCGGTTGGCTTCGGAAGTTGGTTGAGCAGGGAGAGGTAGAGGACATCCATACGCCGTTGACCGTCGAGGCGACGACGCCGATCGGTGGGCGTCCTCTCCTTCAGCGGGCGGACATCGACCGCCTCGAAGCGCAGGTGCTGCCGCAGGAGCGAGCGCAGCGCATCCACGGCGAGTGGGACTCGGGCTGGGTGGAGGGACGGGTGTTCGTCATGTGGGACCCTGCCGTCATGGTGCGCGACGAGGCTCCGACCGGAGAGGCGCAGATCGGGATCGGGATCGACCACGGGAAGCAGAGCGGCGCTCAGACCGCCGTCATGGTCGCGATCACGCGAGACGAGGACGGAGAGCCTCGGATCACGGTGCTCGATGTCGTGAGCTCGAACGGCATGACGACCCCCGAGGAGGACGCAGCGCAGATCCTCCAGATGATCCGCCGCGCTGGTCTACGGTGGGAGCAGATCGACCGGTGGGTAGGCGACCGCGCTGCCGTGTCTCGACGCGGGGGCGCTATCAAGAGTAATGCACTTCTGACCCAGGCTTTCGAGAAGGCCCTCAAGTTGCCAATCGGAAGTTTCCCGGCGCGAATCCATGTGGCCTTCAAGCCCGCCGGATCGGTGTACCATGGATATCGCATCCTCCAGGCGGCGATGCTGTCGGGGCGGTTCGTTGTCCATCCGAGGGCAAAGCGCCTAATCGACGACCTCGGGAAGTTCGACGGACGCGAGGCCTCGGATCACAAGCACACGATCGACGCACTCAGGTATGCGTGCGAGCTCGTGACCCGCAACGCCTTCCGGCCCGCGCAACTCGTTCGCATCGGATAGGAGTGGGCCATGTACGCCAGCCAGCCAGTCCCCCAGCCGCCCGCTCCTGGTAATGTCGACGAGGCCCGCCGCGTCGAGCACCAGCGGCATCGCTACGCCATGATGGAGGGCCGCTGGGGTCCTCTCCTCGAGGCCTACATGGAGGCCCAGCTCGGGAGCGTCCGGCGGGCTGCGATGGGTATGGTGGACATCAGCTACTGCGCGCTCCGAACGACGAGCTACGAGCTCTCGACGCTGTACGACGCCGAGCCCGACATCCGGCACCATCAGATCGGCCCGAGCCCGAACCTCGAACGCCTCATCGGGAGCGCGGGCTCCATCGCTCGGTCGGGCCTCTGGGCTCAGATGTCGCGCTTCCAGGCCTATACGCTCGCCATCCGCGAGATGTGGATGCGGGTCGACATTGAGGCGGGCCGGCTCATCTACCGTCCCGTGGCGCCGCACATGACCTATGCCGAGAGCGACCCCGCGCGGCCCTCGGTCCCTCTCGCGTTCGGCGAGCTTCGCCTCCGCACGGTCGACGGGAAGCCGCTGTGGACCTTTGATTCGTGGGACATTCGCGACCCAGAGGCCCCGACCTACCGGGTCTATGAGGCGTTGGATGGGTGGAAGTTTGGTAGAGACTTGACCCGCGAGCTCTACGGCGCGACCTACGACGGAGCCGACTACCCGGCAGCATGGCGCCGCGCGAACGGTGCGCCGATCATCCCGGCCCAGCTCTACCACGCGAGCACCTACGCCGACCGGCTCTTCGACCCGTTCGCGAATATTGAACTGTATACTGGCTCTTTACAGTTGGGGCTCTTCTACAGTTATCTCGCCCATTGCATCCGAGACGCCAGCTACCCGCAGCGCTACGCGATCGGCGTCCGGGTAGCCGGGATGGAGTCGGCGGACCTCGGAACGCGGGCCTCTCGCTCCGAGGTTACGACGGACCCGACGACGATCCTCATGCTCGATCCGATCTCCGAGACGAGCCAGCCGATGGTCGGACAGTACCAGGCGGGAGCGGATGTCGAGAAGCTCGAGGCGACGATCGCCGCGGTTGCTCACCGACTCGCGACGGACGCGGGCCTCGCGCCGAGCGAGCTCCAGCGGACGAGCGGGTCGGCACGCTCGGGCTACGCCATCTCGCTCTCGCAGGAGGGCAAGCGGTCGGCGCAGCGGAAGTATGTTTTGCAGTTCGCCCAAGCTGACGAGGCGCTGATCGGACTGTCGGCGATTCTCTGGAACCGTTGGTCTGAGGCGAACAGCGCTCCGACCAACTACCCGGAGGGCGGCTACTCGATCAGCTACAGCTCCATTCCTCTCTCGGCAGACGAGCTCACCGCGAGGCGGGAGCATGTCCTCGCCATGCTCGAGGCGGGGCTCATGGACCAGGTGGAGGCGCTCCGTTTCGTCGGAGGCCTGACCGAGCAGGACGCCGTAGCGCGTCTCGCTGAGATCAAGGGGATGCGAGAGCGAGAGGCGCCGCCGACTGACCCCACGGAAGGAGCGTCGAGAGCCGCGGCGGCGCCCGAGGCCCCCGTATCCGATCCCGAAGCCGTTTCGGAGGCTGTCGACGAGCTGCGCGCCTCGGAGGAGGCGCTCGCGGGCCTGCTCGAGGGTGCGACCGGAGACACGGTGGATGTCCTCCGTGCCGTGCTCGAAAGCCTCCGCGAGGCTCGCGGCTACCTCACCGGCACCGAGGCCGAGGCCGTCGTCGAGCTCCCCGGCGAGGTGGAGAGCGAGGCGAGCGTCGAGGAGGACGGCTAATGCCGTTCGTCTCCGAGGCGCAGCGTCGGTATCTGATGTTGAACGAGCCCGAGGTATACCGCGAGTTTCGCGCGAAGGAGCGCTCGGGCGAGCTCGACCTCCGCCCGCCAGCGACGGTAGCCGCTGCCGCTCGTCGAGGCCTTGAGTTGCGCCGCGAGTACGGCAGAGGCGGCACCGCGGTAGGAGTCGCGCGAGCGCGCGACTTGAGCAACCGCCGCACTCTGTCGGTTGAGACGGCCCGCCGGATGCTGGCGTATTTCACGCGCCACGAGAAGGACCTCGACGCCCCCGCGGCAAAGGTGGGACACCCGGACTACCCGAGCGCTGGCCGCATCGCGTGGCTCCTTTGGGGCGGAGACGCGGGCCGCACATGGGCTCAGAAGATCGTGCGCCAGCAGGCGCGACTCGAACAACTCGCAAAGAAGGAGACAGAATGAGCGAGGAGAACCAGGAGACGCAGGACCAGAGCGCCGCAGCGGCGCGCATTCGACAGCTCGTGTCGCGCGTGAAGGAGCTCGAGGGCCGCGTAGCCGAGCTCGACCCGGTTGCCGCGCAGGCGGAGAAGTGGCGCCTCGCTGTCGAAGAAGCGAAGGCGACGAGCAAAGCGGAGCGCGAAGCGCTCCAGGTGGAGCGCGCGATCATCGCCGCGGGCATCACGGATGCCGAGGGCGTCGAGTATGTCCAGCACGCCTACTCGAAGCTCCCGAACGACAACCGGCCTGCGCTCGCTGACTGGCTCAGCCAGCGTGACGCGCTCCCTCGCGCGGTGCGCGCTTACCTCCCGGAGGCGCCCGCCGCCGCTGCGACGACGACTCCTGCCGCCGCGCCTGCTGCTCCTCCTCCGCAGGCGCCGAGAACCTCCCAGGGTACGGTCCCTCAGACTCCGAGCGAGCCCACGAGCTGGACGCCCGAGGCTATCGCTCGGCTCTCGCCCACCGAGTTCAAGGCGAACCGTGAAGCCATCATGGCGGCACTGCGCACGGGTTGACAGATTGTCGCAGGGTCGGTAGGGTTGTCGTGCGGGGCTCGTCCTCGCACGCGCTCGGGGCAAGCTCCCGTAAAAAGCGACAGGCGCGGTAACCTCCAGATGAAACAGGAGGCCCACCGTGGCCAACGAAGTCTACTACAGCGGCCTGACCAGCTCGGCCCGCGTCTCTGCCGTCCTCTCCCAGCTCATCGCCACCAAGCTCGCCGACACCGCGAGCCTTGTTGGCCACCCGTCGATCCTCCAGATCACCGCGCAGCCCGGCTCCACTGCCGTGCAGGTTCCGGTCATCTCCTGGGGTGCGGACGCGATGGCGGCGGTGGCGGAGAACGCCTCGGTGAGCAACACCGGCCTGACGACCGCCGCGGCGACGATCACCCTCGCCCGCCAGGCGCTCCGTCGTCAGATCTCCGACCTCGCCCAGGCCACCGCGCAGGGCGTTCCCCTCGATGTCACCCTCGAGAACATCGCGAACGACATGGTTGCCGCGTACAACAAGCGCGCCACCACCATGCTCACCGCGCTGTCCTCTGGGTTCTCCAGCTCGGTCGGCTCGACGGGCGTTGACCTCAGCGTGACCAACTTCTACGCTGCGATCTTCCAGCTCCAGCTCACCGCCAACTCCGGCCCCTTCGTCGCCGTTCTGCACAACCAGCAGATCAACGACCTGATGAGCTCCCTGCGATCCGAGTCTGGCCCTGGCCAGTACCTCGCGGCTACCCAAGAGATGCTCATGGCGAAGGGTCCCGGCTTCAAGGGCAACCTCTTCGGCGTGGATGTGTTCGGCTCCAACACCGTCGCGACCGCGAACGCCGGTGCCGACTACCTCGGCATGATGTTCGCCCCCAACGCGATCGGCATGGCGGTCGCCTCCGTCTCCCCGATCGTCGGCGCGACCACCGTGCAGCCGGCCTCCCCGGTGACCGTCGAGTTCGAGCGCGACGCCTCGAACGGCTCTACGATCGTCGTGGGCTCCGTCCTCGCTGGCGTGGCCGAGATCGACGACGCGAAGGGCGTCGGCATCCTCTCCGACTTCTGATCGGAAACACACGACGCCCGCGTCAGTGGTTAGACTACTGGCGCGGGCGTTCGTGCGTCTGCACATAGGAGCATCATGGCGGCGACTTTCGGCAGCGCGGGACAGGGCAACTACAGCGGGCAGGCGGCGAGCAAGCCGGCAGCGATGAAGGAGCTCGTGAAGCTCGAACCGATCGCGCCCTGGTGGTACATCCACCACCCGGCTCGCTGGACCTACCGCGACGGCGAGTGGCTCCCGTGGCTGTCTGAGCTTCGCGCCGATCCCGGTGTCGCGAATGTCGACCGCTCGGGCGCGATGGATATGGCCGAGGTGGTCAAGCGCCGTCAGGGCTGGACGCTGATCCCGTGGGACGCCGAGGCCGGCGGCTACTGCATCGCCTACGAGGGCGTGGCCGGCATGGTGCATCTGAGCAAGTGGCAGCGCCCCAAGCTCGTCGCCGGGCAGACCCGGATCGAGAGCGACGAGGTGGGATACTGGGAGTTCTGTCGCCGCCTCGTCTCGGACGGCTACATTCAGCTTCCCGATCCCGACTTCCTCGAAGTGCAGATCGACCGGCAGGCGAAGAAGGTGGACGAGTGGCGCGAGAAGGCGCCGAGCTCGCCGTACCACCGTGACGCACTCGCCGTCGAGGAGGCCCTCCTCGAGGGGATGAAGAACGCGAAGGAGCGCCTCTACAACCCTGCCGCCGCTGCCGCTGCGGAGGACGCGCTCTCCGTCGAGGCGCCCGTCGTCGCGCCCAAGCCTCGCCGCGGTGGCCGCGCGTGAGCGAGATCAACGGCTACCGCGAGGCTATGGAGCGGATGCAGCGGCAGCTCCGCGAGTCTGGCATGTCGCAGGACAAGGCCCGTAAGATCGCCGAGGACACCGCTCGCCGCGCTGACCAACGCGAACGGGATAAGCGCAAGTAAGGAGGTCGGAGATGTCGCTCGCCGAGACTGTCTACTCTGCCCGTTTCCGCACGAGTGAGACGATCGAGCGCGGGCGCACGCAGATCCTGTCGTGCCCCACCTCTCGCGCGGGCGCGACGGCGACTCCGACGAGCGGCACGATCTCGATTTACCGACCTGACGGCACGGCCCTCGTGAGCGCGCAGGCCGTGACCATCCCCGGCGGTGGGGTAGCGCAGTATTCGCTGGCTGGCGCGTCGACGACGAGTGAGGCCCTCGGGGAAGGGTGGCTGATCGAGTGGTCGCTCGTCATGCCCGACACGGTGAGCCATACCTTCCGGCAGGATGCGGCCCTCTGCCGGCGCCAGTTGTACCCTGTCATCTCGCAAGACGACCTGACGCAGCGGCACTCCGATCTTCCGTCCATCCTCGGGAGCGCCGCGAGCTATCAACCGTATATCGACGAGGCCTGGTGGACGATCGGTAACCGCCTCATCGCTGCGGGGCGCCGGCCCTACCTCGTCATCCAGCCGAGCGCGCTCCGCGATTGTCATCTCATGCTGGCGCTCCATCTCGTGTTCCTCGACTACTCGACGAGCGCTGGGGACGGGGGCCGCTGGCAGGCGCTCGCCTCGCACTACCTGACGACCTACGAGCAGGCGTGGGGACAGCTTCGGTTTAGCTACGACGAGACGGATGAGAACCGGATCGACACGAGCAAGCGCAAGGGCGCCACCTCGCAGGTGTGGACGAATGGCCGCGGCCTGAGCGCTGCACCGTGGGCGCGCTATGGCGGCTAAGACGGTTCGGCAGCTCCGCGAGGACTGCACCGCGCGTATTCTCACGCTCTCCGGGTGGCGCGAGTCGCGCGTGGCTCCGGATAACTTCGGACGAGATGCGGACTCGATCGCCCACCGCGCTTTCGTATGCCACCCGGTTAGCACCGACGATACCCGCCAGTACCGTGGACGCCCCTCTGAAGGGACGCTCGTAGAGACGAGCCTCGAGGTGCGCTACTCGTGGAGGCTCACGCCTAAGGCGATGAGCGACAGCTACGACGACGCCCTCGACGGCGAGCAGGCGATCATCCAGAATCTCATGGCCTACGACAGTAGCTGGCCCAGTTCGTACAAGATCCAGCTCGTGTCGACATCTCGCACCGCGACCGAATCCGGCGAATGGGTCGTTGGTGTGATAGTCTTTCGTATCGTTCACACCCTCCCGCTTCAGTAGGGGACACCATGCCGATCTCCAGCGTCATCAAGAACTTCCGTGATGGAAACCTGCTCATCGGCGACGGGACTACCCCCACGCCGATCGACATCACGATCCAGTATGAGGCGGGGGACTTCTCGATCGACGGCCTTAACGAGGGCCTCGTCGAGACGACGGCCTACCTCGACCGTGGCGTGTTCGCGACGCTGCGCAAGACCAACGCCAGCTTCCCCACCTTCACCTTCTCGGCGCATTTCACCGACCTCTCGGACTCGACTTCCAAGACGATCTACGATGTCGTTCGCAAGACGGGCGCCTTCGCA